GCATCACCCGTTAAGGACAACGAATTTAGAGGAAACTGATGGGATTTCCAAAAAAGATAAAGAAGAAAATTGATTTAGTTCCTGATAAGATACTTCTTGATAGGAGGGAACAACTTTTGGATTATATTACTGAAGATGGGACCTATCTTCCCAAAAGTATTTTACACGAAGATCTTGATTTGGGGATGTTGGAGTTTGTGAAGAATGATCTTTCAACCGTTGTTTCAGGAAAAAAAATACCCACCATTGATATTATCATTACGACTCAGAATTGGGCACAATTTGCTGAAACTTGGAATTTCACAGATTTAGATGAAAATATTAATCCACCCTTTATTGCTACCGTTAGAAATCCTGATGTAAAATTTGGATCTAATCCTGCTTTGAAATACAACATCCCTAACAAGAAGATGTTTTATTATGCTAAGGTTCCAACTTGGGATGGAAACAGAAAAGGGATGGACATTTACAAAATACCTCAACCTGTTCCTGTTGATATTACTTTTAATGTAAAGATTTTTTGTAACAGAATGACCGAGTTGAATGCTTTCAATAAGGTTGTTGTTTCCAAATTTGCTTCACGACAGGCTTACACTTTTATTAAGGGTCATTATATTCCGATTGTATTAGAAAATGTTTCGGATGAATCTGTTTTGGATTTGGAAAAAAGAAAGTACTATATTCAAGATTATAGTTTTACAATGCTTGGATTCTTGATTGATGAAAAAGAGTTTGAGGTCTATCCTGCGATTAATAGAATACTTCAGATGGTTGAGGTAGTCCCACCCAAAAGAAGAAGACAAAAATTTGTTGTTCCTGATTTAAGAGATACTGACTTTTCTTTTAGTTATTTGAATGGTCTTACCACTTTGAGTCAAAAGTTTGATTTCAATGCCGATTTGACCTTTGGTGATTTAATCAATGTTGAAAGTTACTATGTCTACGTTAATAATGAATATTTTGGTGAAAACTCTCCCTTAGTTTTTGTAAATAATGGTGATACTGTTTCGATTACCATTAGGAAGGTTGACGATAATGAAGATAGTAAAATTATGGTGACATCAACGTTGATTTGATCATTCACCATATATGTCTTTCTTTTTTTTACAATTATCCGTAATTAATTTTTCCACAAATTTGTGAATTTTAATACCATTCTTCATACAGTAATTTTTTAGTAATAAGTGATGTTCTTCTGATATTTTTATATTCTTCATGTAGAAAATATACGTTATTGACGTATTAAATCAAGGATAAAAAAGTATGAAAAAATTATCTTTTTTTAAAAATTTGTTTTGTAACCCCATTCTTTTGAGATTTTCCATAATATTTATGAAAAAATAAAAGTAAAGAATTTTTAATCAAAAAATGGCAACAGCAAATTCAGTATTCGTATCTCCTGGAGTATATACTTCAGAACGAGACTTATCGTTTGTGGCTCAAAGTGTTGGTGTTACCACGTTGGGTCTCGTCGGTGAGACATTACAGGGTCCCGCATTTGAACCCGTCTTCATCAAAAATTTCGATGAATTCCAATTGTATTTTGGAGGAACCAATCCAACCAAATTTGTAAACACTCAAATCCCAAAATATGAAGCGGCTTATATAGCTAAAGCATATCTTCAACAATCCAACCAACTTTTCGTTACAAGAATTTTGGGTCTTTCTGGTTATGATGCTGGTCCTTCTTGGTCAATCAAAACCATTTCTAACCCTGATGTAGACACCGTTGCATTGTCCTCTAACTTAGGTACTTTTGGTTTCACTTTTGTGGGTACGACAGCTTCTACAAGTAGCATCTCTATTACCCTTTCAGGTGGTGGTGCTAGTTCATACATTTCAAGTGTCACAGGTAATACTGTAACTTTTGCAAATGGTACTACTTCTACTGTATTAGATGAAATCGAGGGTTTTGCTTTTGATATTATTTCAGACAATACTTTGTCAGGAGATACTGCTTATGTATATGGTTCTTTATCTGCAGGTACATTCAATGCACTTACAGCCGCTGGTTTCACAGAACTTGTTAACGTGTTTGGTTGTGATAATTTGAACGCATCAAGTGCCGATTTAACAGCGGTAAGTAACGATACATGGTATTATAGTTTGTTTGAGTTAACCAATGATACTTACACAGGTTTGTCCTTCACATCAAGAATAAGTACATTGACGACTAACGGAACTGGTTCTTACACAGGTACTTGTGTCGGTTTTGTTAACTCTTATACGGCAGATACTTACTCTGATTCTCATAATTTAGTTGTTGGTACTTTCAGATCAAGAGGTGTTTCACTATATAATGATAACAATAACCCAACCTACGAAGTAACAGGAACTACCGATGTTGTAATGTTAGATAACTTGAATGGTATTTCTCAAAATCCTTTCAATAACTTCACAGTTTCTGGTATTACAAAAGATGCGGTTACATTCAGTTTCCAAACTTCATTCCAGTCATCTAATACTGATTTTGTTGGTAAGGTGTTTGGTAGATCCAACTTCAACAAAGATAGAACGGAGGTTCCTTTGTTCATTGAAGAAGAGTATTCAGGTCTTTTAGCTACTCTTTATAACCAAGGTAAAGTTAGAGGTCTTTCAACAAGTTTGGTAGCGTTTGATTCAGCACAAAGTTTAGATCCAAACACTATCGGTTGGTACTGCGAACAATATCAAACACCCGCAACCCCTTATGTGGTTTCAGAACTCCGTGGTGATATTGTTGAAAGATTGTTCAGATTTATTTCAATCTCTGACGGTAACAATGCAAACAGACAAATCAAAATTTCTTTGGTGAATATGTCATTTGCTAATAACAACTTTGACATCTTGGTTCGTGACTTCTTTGATACAGATGAAAATCCTGTTGTCTTGGAAAGATTTGCTAACTGTACTATGAACGTATCAAGTCCAAGTTACATCGCACAGAAAATTGGTACTGCTAATGGTGAGTACGAGTTGAAGTCAAAGTATATTATGCTTGAAATCGTGGAAGGTCACCCAGTTGACGCTCTTCCTTGTGGTTTTGAAGGATATATTTCAAGAAATTACTCAACAAATATTTCTCCATTCTTGGTTTACAAAACACAATACTACACACCCGGTCAACTTGTTTATACACCACCATTTAATACCCCCGTATTAACAGCAGGTGGTGGTGCTTCAAGTGTTAGAAGTTCAGGTGATAAAGTTAGAAGAACCTACTTGGGTCTTTCTAATGTACAAGGTTATGATGCGGACTTCTTCTCTTACAAAGGAAAGCAGTTACCTGATAACATCGCAACTGATACAACATCAGCAGATTGGACTTACTTAACTCAAGGTTTCCATATGGATATTAACGCAAGTGCAATCACAATCCCAAGCACTTATGTTACTTCAGGTCAATCGGCTTATCAGTGTGGTATTGCTACATTCCAAGCGGAACCAACATCTTCATCAAGTCCATATTATAAAATATTCTCTCGTAAATTCACTCTCTTACCGGCAGGTGGATTTGATGGTTGGGATATCTACAGAGAATATAGAACTAATGCAGACTCTTACCAACTCGGAGATACCAAATATCTTCTCGGAGCGGCGGCAACGGCACAATTCCCTGACGCTTCAGGATGGGGAGCGTTTAAGAAAATCACCGATGGTGAGAATACTGAATGGGCAAACACCGACTACTACGCGTATCTTAAAGGTTTCCAAACATTTAATAACCCAGCGTCAGTCAACATCAACGTGTTTGTAACACCCGGTATTGATTATGTAAATAACTTGGCTCTCGTTCAAGACGCTATTGAGATCGTTGAACAAGACAGAGCTGACTCAATTTACATTACAACCACACCTGACTATGAAATGTTTGTGGCGACCACTTCAGATCCTGAGGATTTCATTTATCCGACAGATGCTGTTGTAAACTTGGAGGATAGTGATATTGACTCTAACTACACCGCGACTTTCTACCCTTGGATTTTAGTTAAAGATAGTGTGAACAACACAAACCTTTGGATACCACCGACATCTGAAGTTGTAAGAAACTTGGCACTTACCGATAACATTGCGTTCCCTTGGTTCGCATCGGCAGGTTACTCAAGAGGTTTGGTAAACGCGGTTAAAGCGAGAAGAAAACTCACACAAGAAGATAGAGATATCCTTTATCAAGGAAGACTCAACCCAATTGCTACCTTCTCTGATGTTGGTCCGGTAATTTGGGGTAACAAAACTCTTCAGGTTCGTGAGTCGGCACTTGACAGAATTAACGTAAGAAGATTGTTGTTACAAGCTCGTAAGTTGATTTCCGCAGTCGCTGTTAGACTTCTCTTTGAACAAAACGACCAACAAGTTAGACAAGACTTCTTAGATGCGGTCAATCCAATTTTGGATGGTATCAGAAGAGACAGAGGTCTTACGGACTTTAGAGTAACAGTATCAAGTTCACCCGAAGATATTGATAGAAACCAATTAACAGGTAAGATTTACATCAAACCAACAAGATCTTTGGAATTTATTGATATTGAATTTGTAATTACACCAACAGGTGCATCGTTTGAAAATATCTAAACAACTATTTAATAAAAGGGGGAGAAAAGGTCTCCCCCTTTTTTAAAAAATGAAACTACTAAGAAAAATAATATCAGAATATGTGGAGGAAAAAATCCTCTCTGAAGGTTTTGGTGAAGATTTAACTCCTGATTCAAAGTATTACGCTTTTGATTGGGACGATAATATTGTCTATATGCCGACCAAAATATTGGTTTTATCTGATGACGATAGAGAGGTGGGTATGGGTAGTGAAGATTTTGCAAAATACCGTGAACAGATAGGGAAAGAACCATTTATTTATCACGGACTCACTATTGTAGGTTTTGCGAAAGATCCATTTAGACATTTTTCAGTTGCGGGTGACAAACAATTTGTGATTGATGCTTTAACCGCACCTCCCGGTCCATCGTGGAATGATTTTGTAGAATGTTTAAATGGTGGATCAATATTTGCGATTATTACGGCGAGAGGTCACTCACCAAAAGCAATCCGTGAAGCTTGTAAAAACTATCTTTTGATGAATTATAATGGATTAAATGGAAATGTTTGTTACGAAAATTTAAAAAAATATCGTGAATTAACAGGTGAAGTTACAAACTCTTCAAAAACTCAAATGATAGACGAATATCTCAATTTGTGTAAATTTTATCCTGTGACATATGGAGAAGGAAGTGCTCAAAATCCTGAACAAGGTAAAATTAACGCTTTAAGAGAATTTATTGGATATGTAAAAGAAATGTCGGCAAAATTAGACAACAGGGCGTTTTTTAAGAATGATGTAAAGAATTTTTTTGTACCTCAAATAGGATTTTCTGATGACGACCTTAGAAATATAGAAAAAATAAAAGGATTTTTAGAAAAAGAATACCCAGAAGAAAGTCCGGTAAAAGTTTTTGCTACACACGGAGGACAAAAAAAGGAAATAAAATAAAAACTAGAATATTTATAATTAAAATAAAAATAACTAGTGAACTAACTAGATAAAGAAATAAAATAAACTGAATAAAAGTAAATAGAAAAATATGGCAGACTTACTAATGAAAATGCCGGTTCCTTATGAACCCAAAAGAAAAAATAGATTTATCCTTAGATTTCCTTCATCTTTGGGTATAAATGAGTGGTTTGTTGAGTCAACCTCAAGACCACAAATTACAATCAACCCCGTTGAAATTCCATTTTTGAATACCTCTACTTATGTAGCAGGAAGATTCAATTGGAACACCATCAACGTTACCTTCAGAGATCCAATTGGGCCGTCAGCGTCTCAAGCACTTATGGAGTGGGTTAGACTACACGCAGAATCTGTTACAGGTCGTATGGGTTATGCTGCGGGTTACAAGAAAGACATTGACCTTGAACTTTTAGATCCAACCGGTGTTGTGGTTGAAAAGTGGATATTACAAGGTACATTCCTTTCTGATGTTAACTTTGATTCATTGGGATATAGTGAAGATGGTCTTGCGACTATCACCGCAACACTTCGTCCTGATAGATGTATCCTTGTTTATTAAGTTTACAATTATATATTTGTAACATATATTGACTTTATTATATTTCAGTTTATTTTAACCTCGGAGCCAATCTCCGAGGTTTTTTATTATGGACACTTCAAAAGTTTACGGACAAGAAAATTTTAACTTACCACACGATGTGGTTCCACTACCTTCACAAGGTAAATTCTATGCTTCGGGAAAGAAAGCTTTAAAGGTGGGATATCTTACCGCATCCGATGAGAATGTTTTGATGAGTCAAAATCTCAAAGATGTTAACAATATGATTTTAACTCTATTAAGAAGTAAAATATATGAACCTGATATTCAACCCGAACAACTTTTAGAAGGTGATGCCGAAGCCATATTGGTATTTTTGAGAAACACCGCGTTTGGCCCACAATACAAAATTAAAACAACTGACCCCAAAACAAAACAGGTTTTTGAATCGGATATTAATTTAGATGAATTAAATTTCAAAAAATTAGAAAAGGAACCTGATCAAAATGGTCACTACACCATTAAACTTCCAAAGGCGGGAAATGAGGTGAAAGTAAAATTGTTAACTTTGGGAGACCAATTTGCTTTGAGGAAAATAAGAGATTCATATCCTAATGGTATGGTTGCTCCAATTGTAACAAAAAGATTGGAGATGAATATTGTTTCGGTTGATGGAAACGAAGATAGAAGTGATATTTCAAGATTTGTAAGTATGTTACCAATTGCTGACTCAAAGTTTTTGAGAAATGAGTTGGACAATTTGGAACCGAGACTTGACCTTAAACAAACAATTTTAGCCCCGTCAGGAGAAGAGGTACAGATCAATGTATCCTTTGGGGCTGAATTTTTTCGTCCTTTCTTCTGAGTACAAGCAGATACAACTCAAAGAGTTCTATTACTTGGTAAGAAATACGGCGATAACTTACCAAGACTTGCAAGTTATGCCCGTTTACGAAAGAAAATTTATGATAAGAGAACTTTCCGAAGAGTTTGAAAGAATCAATGAAAAGAGGAAAGGGAAATAATAAATTTCAAATCCATCTATTTATAAAATAAAAAATAGATGTCATATAGTTCACTTAGTTTTGGTAATAGTATTTCTGATATATTCAGAAAAAATAATATTATCAAAAACCTTTCTCCGTATACCATAGAAGGTAGTTTCTCTACTCAAGTTTCAGGGGAAAATGGTATTTTTCCGATCAAACTAAGGGATTCCGCAGTTCAAGATTCGGACGAGCTATTGAAAAAGTACCCCGAATATTTAGAAAAACAATATCTTTTAAACTTTTTCGGCCCTCAAGATGGATTTGGTGAACCAATATCAATTCAAGATATTCAGAATATCATCAATAATAGAGATACTTACTATACTTTTGTTGCTTCTTTTTATCCACTACAGAATATTGTATTTCAGATTAACCCCGTCGGATCTGAAGCGTCACTAAGTAACGACTCCAAGTTAGCACAAGTTTCCGCGAATTTATTAAAACAACAATTTCAATATAGAATTGGTCAAGAAATAAGGGAAGAAACATTCGGAAGAGTAAATTTATTGGATGCTTTGTCTGATCCTTATGAAGCAACGGCATTACTTACGGGGAATAGAACTTTAATTGAAAGAAATTGGCAGATCTCACAACCTGACAATTTGGTTGGAAAAGGATTGGACTTGGTTTCAAGAATCACAGGTGTTTATAGTCCATATTCTTGGATACCCGGTGATTATTTTGATGATTCATCGCCTGTCACCGCCAATGAACAAACAACGGTCGGGGGTAGAATAGTAAACGACTTAAGACAAGCAATTTCATCTATAATTGGATTCGGTAGACCTGAACTTGATCCTTCATTTAACTTTTTACAAAACACGGGTGGAGGACAAAAGTCTGTTTTATTCAACAACCTTGAATTTAACAAATACAGACCCGAATATAGAAGTTCTCAAGTACAAGCCGCTCAGACCTTACTTGGACAGGGGATACAATCAATAGCCGAGTTAGGTAGAGCGTTGGGTGGAACACAACCTCCGGCAGGACAATACTATCTTGGAACACAACAAACACCAATACCAAACTTAGTTGCACCACCAAACGATCAACCATCGGGTATGGATGGTGTTCCTGTCTATGGTTATACTATTTTAGGTAAAACATATGAAGGGGAGGGATTAGATGGTACATTCAGGTTTGGTTACGCCGGTAGATCATTCTATAACCAAGGTGATATTCAAGGTGGATTCTCTTGGGCGGGTGCCGATACAACACCTGTGGGGTCTTTCGTCGGGCCAAATGGATCTACATTTGGTGGAAACGCATCTTCAACCTTTGGTGGAACAGTTTCAGACGGATTCGCATTCACAAAAGATTCA